TGTATGTAATAGTTGCGTCATTGTGTTTGTAAGAACAAAATGCCTGCAAGCAAGCAGTTGGGAAGGCTACGGGATACGTTACGTCGTCTACTGCCTGACTGGCAACGCTCTCTACTCCAAATTTGATAATCAGTCCGTTAGGTTGTGTAACGCTTACTGTTCCAGAACCAACAGAAGCGGGCGACGCGTCCCCTGCGGTTCCCACTCTGTCGGTTATCTCGTCATCCACGTACTTTTTATTTGCTATTCCCGTTGTCGAGGTAGGCGCGGCGTTCGTGGCCGTCTGCGCGTTGTCCGGCACAACCGCCACGTCGTTAGTATCGGCCTTAATCAAATCAACCGTACCGTCCCCTGCGTTATTAACGGCCGTGAAATATGTATTGTTCGCCAGCGTCCCTACAAGGTCGCTGCTGGTAATATTCAAGGTTCCCGCGTCGGTGATTTGCAGCTTCTTTTCATCCTCGTCAATCCACTTAAGTTCGGCCTTACCGTCCACGTCGAGGGTATATAGGCAGCCCTGGCTTTCGTCTATTATGGCGGGGTCCGCCGATCGCGGGGCCTGAAAGTCGATAAAAGTGTGCATCCCTGTATCGGCAGCGTCGTATATACTGGTCGCCGAGGCCGTCCAGTAGTGATTGATGTCCAGCCGTTCCTGCAGGGCACCCTTTGTCTCTCTCATCCTGTCGTCGGCCTCTCGCGGATCGTCGCCGCCGCCCGGCGTCGATATATTGTAAGTGTACGTCCACGATATCAAATATTGGCAGGTTAAAATCAGCATCCATATTGTTAAAAACTTGAATTTCTTATCAGGTTTCATATTTACTCCTGCAGGTCGAGAATCCCCTTTATACTGTCCGCCGTCTGGCGCAGGGAGTTCCCGGCTTCTTTTAATTTTTCCTTATTGTTCGTGAATTCCTCTAACCGTTTATATACCTCGGCGGCGGCAATTTCGGTATCGACTTCGAACCTGCCTGATATGTGCGGCTTGCCCGCAATCCCTGTTATCATTTCCAGTTCGGCCTCGGTCGCCTCTACCAGAAACTTTTCCTGCTCGTCGCCCTTTTTCGGTATAATCGCCCGCACTATCATAATTCACCTCACAAATCGCTGTATTTCGCCAGGGTAATGTCCCTGTCGGCTTCGGGTGTAAGTTTCGCCTTTTCCGCCATATACCGCGGCTCCCATATATTGATATATTCGGTCCTGCCGTGCGTCTTTGCTACTTCTGCGCAGACCCCGTATTTGATACACTGGTCGAATTCGTCCCCGAATAGTATGTCCTCTGTTTCTTCTTCGGTCACCGGGTGATGCCGCCAGTACCAGTATTTGCCCGTATAGGCCCCGTCCGGGATGGGATGGGGAAACCACTTCTTGCCCCTGCGTGCGAAATACTTAGGCTCGGCATACGACGAGCTCGTTTCGTCCTCGCGGAGCTTGAGCCAGTCCCTAAAGGATATTTCCGTAAGCGGCCGCCCGTCGTTCGAGCCGTCGTTGACAACTATAAAATCCAGTATGCGAAGCCCTGTCGGAAAAGATATTGCGTCGTCGCCTTCGGTAAGTTCACTGCGGTCGGCGGTCACATCTTCACGGTACAGGTCCGGCCATTTGGCCGCCCTACTCAGGTCCTTGAGTATAAGGTTGATTTCGTCCAGAATATCGGCAATTTCGTAATTCTGCCGCTGTTTGTCATTTACAAAGGTCAGAATGTCGGCCTTTTCGACAGTTGCCATAATCTACCTCGATAAAGGGCGGGAAGCGTGTCGGAGGAGAGAAGAGACGCTCCCGCCCTGAAAATCAAAATCAAATTTACAATCCAAGTTCGGTAAGTGTATGTATCCTGTAGTAAACAATTACCTGGATTACACTATCGCCGCTGTTGGTCCACTCCGAGCCCGTGTTGTCTAAAACAAGGGCCTGATTAACACAACCGGCCTTTGCAACTGCTAACTTTGCCGTTGTTCCAGCCTGAATATCCGATACCGGGTTCAGAGCTACTACGACATCGCCGGTTGCGGTCGCGAATCCTGTTGCGTCGAGCAGTTCCGAGACAATAGCCCCGGAGCCGTCGGTGTACCTGATAACCAGGTCGTCCGGTGCCGAAGGTTCCGTCCAGGCGGTTGTGCCGTAATCCAGGGCGAAGACTGCGGATACGAACTCCAGGTAAGCGGAGGCTCCCGGCGAAGCGACTAATTCTTTTTGTGTCGCAACGAGGTTATCTGCTTCTTCGGCGCCGACTTCCACTACTGCCCGCCTGAGTTGATTGTTGGGCAGTGTGGTAGTGCCTGTAACGGCAAAGGTCAGATCCCCTGCGGCGGTAATCGTCATATCGTCGCCGGCATTGATACCAATATCGCCAGCTTCAGCACCTACGGCCTCTATATCGATAGAACCCGCATTTGCATTGATAGTGATACCGCCGACGTCAGAATCGAGCAGGATAGATTCATCGCCTGTACCGGTGATAGTATTGAGTATCATCCCACTTGTCGTACTACCGTCAGAAGTAATAAGAACGGCGTTAGCAGCATTTTCTTCGCCTGTGATGTAAACGCTGCCGAGCGTCGATCCGAGAACAAGATTCGAAGCGGCGGCTGCTACATTTATCGCCACTTCCAACTCAGCGTCAATGTTAATACCGCCGGCCACCGATTGCATAATCATCGAACTGGTGGAAGTCCCCTGTGTGTTAATAAGAGAGATAACGTCGCCGGTGCCGGTATCGGCGGCTAAGAAAATATCGTCTCCGCTGTCTAATGTAATATCACCGGTACCGCAACTGATAATAACACCGCCGGCGGTCCCGTCTGCGTCAATAGTTATGGCGTCCGCAGCTTCTTCGGTCCCCCTGATAATCACCGACTTATCGGTTGCGTCAATGGTCAGGTCGCCGCCGGTCGAGGATATACCGACTGTACCCGCAGAAACCGTTACAGCGAGCGAATCATCGGCGTTGATTGTGCCGGTCGAAGTACCGTCAATGGCCCATGCCCCTGAAGTTGCACTTCCAATCGTGACCGCTCCGGTGGATGTCCCGGTGTTGATATTAGTGTTGTAATTCGAGGATGCGTTAATACTGGTCGTTAAGCCTGTAATACCGAGGGTGTTCGCGCTTTCGCTAATCAAGAGCCCGACACCGGAGGCTGTGTACCACTGCAAATCCGAGCTTTTCGTGCCGTCTGCCAGACCGACCCTGAAAACAGAGCCGTCGGCGCCCGGGGTAAATGTTATAAGGGCTGCCGTCGTCCCTGCGTTAATCACCCAGTCGGAGCTCGTCCCCATCGTCAGCGACTCGGCATCCAGCATAGTCGTCGAACTCATCGCTGTATACAACATCGAATCGAACATTAACTGTGTAGTTTTTGGCGTTACTCCCGACCAGCTCTTCGAGTACGTCCCGTCGGATAGCGTCACATCGCACGTCGCCCCCGCATAGTAAAACGTCACCGATCCGTCGTCTAATCCCGTAACGATAGGGTTCGTTGCCGATGATGTCGTATTCCTGCTGTCGTAAATCGTGGCCGTTGTGCTGCCGGCGATTTTAACCTCGAAGCTGGTAACATCGACGTTGGCCTCGCCGGTAGAGTTAACGATATTGATTAAATACGCTCGTCTGCCGTAAGAGCCAAACACCGGGGCCGCCAATAGTAAAATCGCCGCTAAAATAATCGTGAATTTCTTCATTGTTTAATCTCCTTATTCTTCTTATTTCAATTCAAACCTTCTTCCATCACCATCACCCTCCATCACATCGCCTTCACTCCCGAACGCTGTCATGCCTAATCCGATACGATTGCTGTATCGACAGCGATAACGCCGTAGTCTTCGGAGTTGAAAACCGGCTTTGCCGCTGCGTAGAACAGGCTGAGGGCAATTCCCCACTCGTTGTCGTAATCGAACTTATCTTCCACCCATTTAGGCGTTCCGCCGTAGGCCACGCAAGCAGCCTGGGCTCCGCAGAAAAGGGCGCGGGCCACGGTAATACCCGAGGCGCAGTCGTCGGCCAACTCGAAATATTCACTTGCCGTCGAACCGCCGGCGCCTAACCTGGTTTCTATCCATGGCAGGACGTGAACTGCAACGCCGTCCCACTCACCCAAAGCGCCTGAAAAGAGAGGATTACTAGCGCTGCGTTCACGGGCACTCTGCAAAGCCGCCTTGTAATCCGTGCATGCCCGCAGGGCCTTCGCCTGGTAGGCGTGAATGAACATCAGGTAAAACTCCTGCCCGCCGATAATGATGGGGCGGATAATGGGCTCGTTCACCGTCGCCAGCCGCTTGACATATTCGATTACATGCTCACCGAACAGGTGATCGGTCGCGCTAATGATTGCCGCATCGTTAGCCACGGGTGCGACCGTTCCTGCCGCCGTCTGCCCGCCGTACCAGTGGCGGTTAGTCGTCGGCGCTGCGGCCGCTATTGTCCCTACCGAATTGGCAACCCCGCTCATTGCCGCCATAATATCGCGGTCGTGGATCCTCGCCAGCCACATCCCGAGTACGCTTTTGCTCTTTACTTTAACGTCGAACGCCGGGCGCCTGTCGCTCATCTCGCCTTCGGATCGCGTCGCATGACGCCTTCTGCGCAAGGTAATATCGAAATCGTGCGAGGTGATGGCCTCTTCGCTGTCTTCGAGAGTTTCATCGTCGATAACGCCTTCCCCTGCCAGCGGGTCTACCAGTGCAAAAGTTACCACGTCGCCCTTTTTATTCTTCTGAAACTCCATCTTTTTGGTAATAAGGGCGTTGTCGTCGGTTGCTATCACCACACCTTTTACTTTTTTCGCGGGCTTACCCACAAACCTGCTGAAAAAGTGGTTGTAATAGCCGTATCTGAAGGTCCCCGCCGCCCAGTGTTTTACTGTCAGTTCATCGTCCGTTGCAAATGCCGTCTTTGCAAACCGCGCGCTCGTTGCGGCCCCGCCCCACAAAGGCCCCATTATAAAATCAAGGTCCCTGTGGAGAGACAATCTTCCAATCG